GAATCTTCCAAGTTAAGAACCTGATGTAATCGGTAAGTCACCGTTAAGAGTGACACTTTAAAAGGGACCTTCGGGTCCCTTTTTTTATGGCTCCTAAATACCTACAAGGAGATTCAAATGAGCGCACTGAACAGAAATCCAGAAAATACAAATCTATTACAACCAACAAAGTTTTTGTTGACGTTCAGTAGAATTGGCACAACACAATATTTTTGCCAATCAGTTAACATACCAAGTATTTCTTTGGGTGAAGTAGACAGAGTTACACCGTTTTTGGACATGTATTCTCCTGGTACAAAACTGACATACGAACCATTGGACATTTCTTTCATAATAGATGAAGAATTGCAGTCTTGGAAAAATTTGTATGATTGGTTTATTTCAATTGCTGATCCGGATGGTTTTGGTGGAAGAACAGCAAATCGTGAACTTCAACAACAAAAATATTTTTCTGATGCAACATTAACTATTCTGAGTGCTTTGAATAATCCAATTTTAAGAATTGATTTTACAAATGTCTTTCCATTAACCATGTCGAGTATTGATTTTGATACCAGACTATCAGCCGACACCGTGGTTACATGCAATGCAACTTTTAGGTATCAATCATATAAGTACTTGACAATTTAACTGAAAACCTTTATAATGTTTTGGAACAATTCCAATCACTTTTGAGAATAAGACAATGAAATTATATACATGTACCAATTGCAAAAAACCAAAGTTAGCAACAACCGAAAATTTTTACATCAATCAAATTGAAAGAGCATCAAAAAATGAAAATTTAAATGCGATAGGCAAATGTATTGATTGCGCTAAAGTTTATCAATTAAATTATACAAAAAAGATAAAAGAAAAAAGATTATCTGTCAGAAGTAAAAAATCAATTGATATTAAAAAAACTGGAACCTTATACATTATGGGTCCAAAAAATAATATATATTTTCCCTATAAAATAGGCATTACAGTTGGTAAAGATGTTTCTAGAAGATTAAGTGCAATACAAACATCACATTGGATGGATATCCAAATTTATTATACATCTCCTTTGTTAAAAGATGTATTAAAATTTGAAAAATATTTGCACCATAAGTATATTGATAAAAAAGTAAAAGGTGAATGGTTTAATATAAACGAAGATGATATAAAAAAAATTATACAAGAATGTGAAAATTTTAATTGATTTATAGGTTAAATATTATGGAAACGATTGAAAACATATTGAAGATGTGGGAAACCGATGCAGTCATAGACCAAACGGAACCCAGCAAAGAACTTATCAAGATACCAACACTGCACAGCAAATATCTTGGATTTCTAACCAAACACAAGATTGCATCGAAAAAGGCACATTTCGATTATCTTCGTATGCGTAAAATTAAATGGGAATACTTTACTGGTAAATTGTCCCAAGAAGAACTGGAAGAATATGGTTGGGAACCTTTCCAGTTTGCACTCAAATCGGATATCTCTACATATCTAGAAGCAGACAAAGACTTGATTAAGTTACTTGAAAAGAAAGTATACCATGATGAAACTGTGTCAGTCATTGAATCAATTATGAATGAACTAAAACAAAGAACATGGCAATTACGTGATTTCATTTCGTGGGAGAAATTCGTAAATGGACAGTAAGACAATCAAAAATCGGCAACGTAAAATACGTAGAAATCATAAAGACAGACAAAACACAAAAATGCCTTTTGGTAAATACAAAGGTTATTTCTTTAAAGATATTCCATACGAATATTTGGAATGGGCAGCTAAACATTGGGTCGATCAACAATACAGGCCCATTTTAACATTGGTGGTTGAAGAAATTGAACACAGACATTTCAGTAAACAAAGTAAATGAAGTATATGCCAAGGTGATTTGTGAACGCCACCTTGCGATGGAACTGTCAGAGTACTTCACATTCTTTGTGCCTGGTTATCAATTCGTTCCAGCCTATCGGAATCGAATCTGGGACGGTAAGATTCGTCTGTTCAACTTAACGACACAACAAATCTATTTGGGTCTTTTACCTTATCTAAAAGAGTTCTGTGAAGAACGTAATTACACCTACTCGATAGAAGAAACTCAGGACGAATATTCAATTTATCATTTCGATAAATTCGTAAAAACTCTGAGTCTACATTCACAAGGCAAACCAATCGATGTAAGAGAACATCAGAGAAAAGCATTCATACATGCAATACAAAATCGTAGGGCACTGTTGCTTTCACCTACAGCTTCTGGTAAATCACTGATCATTTATTTGTTGTTTAGACAGTTACTAGATTATCAGAATCTAAAAGGATTGATTATTGTTCCAACAACTTCTCTTGTTGAACAGTTGTATTCAGATTTTGAAGACTATTCTTCACACAACGGTTTCAATGTAGAAGAAAACGTACACAGAATTTATCAAGGCAAAGACAAACACACAAACAAGAATCTGACTATCTCTACATGGCAGTCACTGTATCAATTACCAAAACAATACTTTGAACAGTTTGATTACATAATTGGAGATGAAGCACACCTATTCAAGGCACAGTCACTCACAACAATTATGACTGCTGCAAACAAAACAAAGTATCGTATTGGATTAACTGGTACATTAGACGGCACAAAGACACACAAACTGGTTCTAGAAGGTTTGTTTGGAACTGTAGAGAAGGTAATCACAACAAAAGAGTTGATCGACAAAAAACAATTATCACCGTTCAACATCAAATGTCTGGTACTCAAACATTCACCAGAGGTATGTGAAAAACATAAAGACGATACGTATCAAGAAGAAATAGAATACCTTATTACATCCGAAAACAGAAACAGATTCATCAGAAATCTTTGCATCAGTTTAGATAAAAATACCCTAGTGCTTTACCAAATGGTTGAAAAACATGGTAAAATATTGTATAATATAATTAAAGAAAAAGCAAACGGTCGCAATGTATTTTTTGTACATGGCGGAGTAGAAACGGAAGACAGAGAGAATATTCGTAAGATTATGGAGACAGAGAATGATGCTATTGTTGTGGCTTCTTTTGGGACTTTTTCTACTGGAATTAACATTAGGAATTTGCATAATATTATATTCGCATCTCCGTCAAAGTCAAGAGTTCGAAATCTTCAGTCGATTGGACGATCTCTTAGACAGTCGGAGGGAAAAGAAATGGCAACGCTCTATGATATTGCAGACGACCTCAGACACAAAAAGAAAATGAACTTTACACTGCAACATTTCGTGGAAAGAGTGAAAATATATAATGAAGAGAAGTTCTCTTTCAAACTTTATAACATAGGATTAAAAGATGGAAAATAACATTCACATTGTCAGATTTAAAGATGGTACTGATGTTATTTGCGTTATGGAAGAACTCGATTCATTCCAAATTAAAATTACTAACCCTATGATGTTTGAGGTTAGGAATTCAAACTTGCTTTTACAACATTGGTTACCTGTAGACATTATGAAAAGTGATTCAGTAGCAATTAACAATGAAGATGTTCTTTGTGTTTTTGAACCAACCGATGAATTTACAGAATACTATCTGAATACTGTGGTTAAGATGGCAGAAATTCTAAGAAATAGATCCAAAGTAAAAGAAGAGGATCTTAATATGATGGAAGTCTTAAAAGAAATGGAATCAATTAAAGGTAATTTATTACATTAATATCATCGGGGCTACACCGTGAAATGTATCACATGTCAAGCCCTTTGTCAACAACTTTTTATGGTATACTTGAATGAACAAACAGAAACACTACATCAAAACCCAACATACCAAATTACATTGGTGAATGTTGGATGAAAATTGCTGAAGGTCTGTCACACAAACCAAACTTCATCAACTATACTTACCGAGATGAAATGATTTCGGATGGCATTGAAAACTGCCTGATGTATTTTGAGAACTTTGATCCGAATAAATCCAAAAACCCGTTTGCTTACTTTACTCAAATCATTTACTATGCGTTTCTGAGAAGGATCCAAAAGGAAAAGAAACAACTGTATGTGAAGTACAAGTCGACCGAACAAATTGGTATTCTGGATGAATTTGAAAATATGGAGTTTGAAGATGGTACAAGCAAACAGTTTGAACTGTACGACAATATTGCCGAGTTTATTGAGAACTATGAAGTTGCCAAGAAAACCAAAAAAGAATTGAAGTCAGTAAAGAAACCCAAAGGTATTGAAAAATTTATGGAGTAATTATGAAAATAGGATTTACATGTTCATGTTTTGATCTGTTTCATGCAGGTCACGTAATGATGCTCAAAGAGGCAAAGACTCAATGTGATTATTTGATTGTGGGATTACAAACTGATCCAACGATTGATAGAAATTGGAAAAATAAACCTGTTCAATCGGTATTGGAAAGATTCATTCAGTTGGATGCTTGCAAATACGTGGATCAAATTGTACCATATGCCACAGAAAAGGAACTGAAGGACATATTGACTTCTTATCCAATTGATGTTAGAATCATCGGAGAAGAGTATCGTGACAAACAATTTACTGGTCATGATCTATCAATGGAAGTCTATTTCAATAGTAGACAACACAGTTTTTCAACAACCGAATTACGTCACCGGGTAACAGAGTCCACAAGTAAATGAAAATTGCGATAATAACTGATCAACATTTTGGTGCAAGAAATGATTCGGTACACTTTTTAGATTTCTACGAAAAGTTTTATAGAGACACATTCTTTCCAAAATTAAAGGAAGAAAAGATTCAATCTGTATTGATTCTTGGTGACACATTTGATCGTAGGAAATACATCAACTTCTATTCTCTAAAACGTGCCAAAGAAATGTTCTTTGAACCACTGGCACAATTGGGAGTTGATGTGCATATGTTGGCAGGCAATCACGATACCTATTTTAAAAATACCAACGATGTAAATTCGGTTGATCTTTTACTTGGTGAGTATGCGTCTTCATTTAATATCATAGATCACCCGGCAGAAATATATGTGGGACCCCATAAAATCTGTATGATGCCTTGGATCTGCCCGGAAAATTATGAAGACTCAATGAAGATGTTGCAAGAAACAGATGCAAAGTACTGCATGGGACATTTTGAAATTTCTGGATTCGCCATGTATCGCGGTATGCCATCCGAAGGAGGATTAGATCGTGGCATTTTTAGAAAGTTCTCTCATACTTTTTCTGGGCATTATCATCATAAGTCTACTGCGGATGATATCCACTACGTTGGAAACCCATATGAACTTACTTGGCAAGATTACAATGATCCTCGCGGGTTTCATATTTTTGACATTGATAGTGAAAGACTGGATTTTGTAAAGAATCCAAATGTGATGTTTCACCGCATTAAGTATGATGACAAAGAAGAAACGATCACTGAAATCAATGACAAAGACTTGTCAGTTTATAACGGCACTTATGTTAAAGTGGTTGTAATCAACAAAACGAATCCGTACTTGTTTGACAAGTTTATGAATAACTTGTATAATGTCAATCCAATTGATATTACTATTGCTGAAGACTTCACTGACCTGAACGAAGGCGTTGAAGAAAATATGGTAAATCAAGCCGAAGACACCTTAACCATACTCAACAAATATGTTGATGCAATTAAGGAAGATAGCATAGATAATAATGAGTTGAAAAAATTATTGAAAGAACTCTACGTAGAGGCATTGAATACTGAGAGAGCATGATACTATTTCGTAAAATCCGTTGGAAGAATTTACTGTCTACCGGTAATTCTTTCACCGAAATCAATTTCACCAGATCAACAAACACACTGATTATTGGTCAGAATGGTGCAGGTAAGTCCACCATTCTTGATGCATTGTGTTTTGTTTTGTTTGGTAAACCATTCAGAAAAATAAACAAACCACAACTATTAAACTCTATCAATGGTAGAGATGCAGTGGTTGAAATAGAATTTTCTATTGGTAAAAAATCATACAAAGTTGTTCGTGGTATTAAACCCAACATCTTTGAGATTTATGTTGATGGTGTTCTGCTGAACCAAGATGCAGCTGCAAAAGATTATCAAGAAGTACTAGAGAACAATATTCTCAAATTAAATTATAAATCTTTCACGCAGGTTGTTATCCTTGGTTCAGCTTCTTTCGTTCCGTTCATGCAGTTGTCCGCTGCAGATCGTAGGACAATTATCGAAGACCTACTAGACATTCAAATTTTCTCCTCAATGAATTCGGTTGTGAAAGAGAAAATGTCTACAATCAAAGATGATATTATCAAAGTAAAATTTGATATCAATCTGGTCGAAGAAAAAATTAAGTTTCAGAAACAAAATATTGAAGATCATCGTTTACGCAATGATGTTGAGATTGAGAACAAGAGAAATGAAATTGTTACCTCAGAGGAACAAATTACCAAAATTACTAAAGACATTTCTCTTATACAAAAACATGTGGACGTTTTAACTTCCAAAGTTGGTGATGGCAAAGATAGTCTGGATAAAAAGTCTAAAAAACTAATTCAGCTAGAAGCCAAGATTGAAAACAATATTTCAAAAAATGAAAAGGATATTGAGTTCTATGAAAAAAATGACAATTGCCCAACATGTAAACAGTCTATTGAAACACATTTCAAAGCTCAATATCCGCTATACAACAGTATATTACCAAACTGAATAAAGAGATTGTTGGACTATCTTCAACCAAAGATAATCTGGAAGAAGAGAATCAGAAGTTGAAGGATTTGAAAAGTGAATTGGCCACATATACTGAATCATATGAAAAACTTATTTCACTGAAACATTACCATGAATATGCCAGCACTCTACTGAAAGACACTGGTATCAAAACGAAGATCATCAAACAGTACTTACCGATTATGAACAAGTTGATCAACAAGTACCTGTCTTCAATGGACTTCTTTGTCAACTTCAATATCAACGAAAACTTTGAAGAGACAATCAAGAGTCGGCACCGCGACGAATTTTCATATGCCAATTTCTCTGAAGGTGAAAAACAAAAGATTGATATGGCATTGTTATTAACTTGGCGTCAAGTTGCCAAATTGAAGAACAGTACCAATACCAATCTGTTGATACTGGATGAAATCTTTGATAGTAGTTTGGATACGGCTTCTGTTGAACTGTTGATGAACCTATTGAAAGAGTTGTCTTCTGATACAAACGTTTTTGTCATCTCACACAAAGGTGATCAATTGTTTGATAAATTCCGTTCTGTTATTAAGTTTGTAAAGAAGAATAATTTTTCTGTGATTGAAAAATAAAAGGAAACAAAATGAGTACTGATGAAGTTGTATTATACGATACACAAGAACAAAGTAAGATTGCGTCAACCGCACCAATCTTTAAACTTGCTCCTCCCGATTGGCCAACTCTTTATCAAGTTTTGCCGGAGTTTGACTTTAAGAAACCGCCCGTTAATCCGGCAGAGTTTGCTTCTTCTTTGGTGGAAACCTGTAAAGCAAATAACGGACTAGGGCTTTCTGCCAATCAGTGTGGTTATACACATCGTGTTTTTGTTATGGGTACAGGCGAAGAATATGTCGCATTCTTTAATCCCGAATTGATTGCTTTTGAGGGTGAAGTTCACATGGATGAAGGATGCCTTTCTTTTCCAATGTTGACATTAAAAGTAACAAGACCAAAATCAATTCAGGTAAAATACCAAGATTTCAAAGGCGAAACACATACCAAAACTTTTGAAGGATTAACCGCCAGGTGTTTCCTGCACGAACTTGACCACATGAATGGAATCGTGTATACTGATAGAACTAAACCTCTTGCATTACAACTTGGTCTGAAAAAACTCAGCAAGTTGAACAAGAAGATGATTAAGTTCCAAAAGTACAATCTATCAAAAAAGAAATAATTAATGGCTACCAAAAAAGTATATCCACCATTTGAAGAACAGTGGCGGAATTGGCAGGTTCAAAATGAACCGGAGCGTTTCACTCATATAGATACCGAGAAACTGAAACAATCTTTGGTTGACGATTTGACGAAGGCATCCAACATGGATGTTCGTGAATATACTTTATATCAAAAGTGGTGTGAGGTACATGAGAAGTATCCTACACGCGAAATCAATACACTCACAGATGGTTATCAGGTTCAATTGATTGACAACAACCAAATGAAGATGATTGAAAAAGTCAAATCAAATTTCTGGATGCCAGAAACACCAGAATGTTATGAGAAGTTGAAACCTAAAATGGTCTTGTCGAATGGACCTTTGGCAGAAACTTGGAATACCATTCGTACCTTTTCTTCAACAATGAAGAATAATTCAAACATTGGTCGAAACCTGTTCTACACCGTTCAAGATGAAGTTACAGGTAAATATCTTGGTGTCATCTGCATTTCATCCGACTTTCTTGACTTGACACCGCGAGACAAGGCAATTGGTTGGGAAAGAACCATCAAGACACAAGGCAATATGATTAATCATACTGCAATCGGTTCAACCATTGTACCTCTGCAACCGCTTGGATTCAACTATATGGGCGGCAAATTGTTGGCACTACTCTGTCTCTCTGATACTGTACAGAAAGACTGGAAGAGACAATATGGTGATGTACTCGTAGGTGTGACAACAACGTCACTGTATGGTAATACCAAATCAAATGGTCTGTCTCAGTATGACGGGCTTGAACACTGGAACAAAATGGGTTTCTCTAGTGGTTCGGTTGCATTCGAACCGACAAAGAAGACCGTTAATGCTGTTTATGATTGGGTAAAAGAAAACCACACGCAAAAATATTTCGAATGGTGGGAAGCCAAAAAACCAAATGGTTTGCCTTTTAAACGTGATCATAAAAACCGCACGTTAAATTTCGCATATCCAAAACTTGGCATTCCTAAAAACCTGGTTCGCACTGAACATCAAAGAGGCATTTATTTTTCTCCTCTTTATAATAACACCAACGAATTTCTAAGGAAAGAAATTGGTGAAAATGAATTGATCAAATCCTTCGACACCTCGGAGGAAACCCTGTCTGGTATTTGGAAAACCAAATATGCAAAAGGCAGGATTTCCATGTTGAAGAAGAAGAACAATGTCTCTTATGAGTCTTTGTTCTATGATGATTTGATCTTCTTGTCTTGGGAAGAAACCAAGGCAAAATACCTGCCACAAGTTGGCAGATAATTCAAGTATACCATGAAAATGCTTGACACGGTGTCTATATAATAGTATACTGTGAAGACTTGCAAAACGCAAGAAATTTGTTAAACCTTTGTCATTATGGAGATTACTATGACTAAATTATCCGCTAAGCAACGCCTGATCAACTTTCTGAGCAAGAAAGAAGGCTACAACACCCTCTCTACCGCACAAGCTCGTGCTCGCTTCGGCATCCAGAATGTCAGCGCTCGTATCGATGAGCTGCGTCAAGAAGGTCATGTTATCTATACAAACACCAAGACTCGCGCTGACGGTTCTAAAGTTGCCGTCTATCGTGTTGGTTCGCCTACTAAGGCTATGGTTCGTGCCGCTATCAAAGCCGGTTACAACTTCAGTGCTTAATTGACTGTTTGACTGGGAGACCACCGAAAGGTGGTTCTCCCTTTTTTTATTTTTGGAGAGATAATGGAAATTTCAATTAAAAAAGAAGAGCTTCAAAAGAAAAGTATTTTCGTTGCAACACCTATGTATGGTGGTATGAATCATGGACTGTATGCCAAGGCTTGCCTTGACTTGCAGTCAATTTGCATTCAGTATGGTGTACAAGTTAAATTTTCATTTCTCTTCAATGAATCTTTAATTACACGTGCAAGAAACTACCTTGTTGATGAGTTCTTGAATCGTTCTAACTGCACACACATGTTATTCATCGACTCCGACATTCACTTTGATCCAAAAGATGTGATTGCACTTCTTGCCTTGGACAAAGATGTTATTGGTGGTCCTTATCCTAAGAAAGCCATCAAGTGGCGTTCTGTTAAGAAAGCCATGGAGAGAAATCCAGAAATCGATGCTCAGGCCTTGGAAAAAGTAACTGGTGATTATGTTTTCAATCCCGTTCGTGGTACTGAAAAGTTTTCTGTGTCTGAACCTCTTGAAGTTCTGGAAATTGGTACAGGCTTTATGATGGTCAAACGTGAAGTTTTCCCCAAGTTCGAAGCAGCATATCCTCAACTGCGTTACAAACCAGATCACGTTGGTCAAGCACACTTTGATGGTTCACGTTACATTCATGCATACTTTGATACTATCATTGATAGTGCAGATTCTGCAACTGGTGGTGGCACAGATCGTTACCTGTCTGAAGACTACATGTTCTGTCAACTCTGGCGTAAACTTGGTGGACAAATCTGGCTCTGCCCTTGGATGCGTACTGATCACATCGGCACATATCACTTCAAGGGCGACATGCCTGCTGTTGCGAATTTTGTTGGAGAAATGTGATGATTGTAGGCCTACTTGGATTCATCGGTTCAGGTAAAGGCACAGCTGGTGACATCCTTAAAGACATGGGCTTTACTCCTTTGAGTTTTGCCAAAGGTGTTAAGGATGTTGCCGCTGAAATGTTTGGTTGGCCCAGACACCTTCTGGAAGGTGATACTGAGGCTTCTCGCAAGTGGCGGGAACAACCTGACCAATTTTGGTCCAAAGAATTTGGAAAAGAATTCACACCTAGACTCGCATTACAGTTAATGGGTACAGAAGTTGGTCGAGATGTATTTCACGAAGACTTTTGGGTCATTAAGATGAAGAGATACATCATGTCAAACCCGGAACAAAATTTTGTTATCACTGATGTTCGTTTCGGAAATGAAATGCAATTCGTACATGATCAAGGTGGCATTTTGATTGAAATACAAAGAGGCATTAAACCACATTGGTATGACATTGCAATTAAAGCAAACCGCGGTGACCAAAGAGCGGAAAGCTTTATGTTGAACCAATCCGGCATTCATGAATCTGAGTGGCGCTGGATCGGCGGACATATTGATTATATCATTGAGAATGATGGTACACTGGAAGACTTGAAGAAAAAAGTCACCAAAAAACTTGAACTTTCCTACGGTTCTAGTACAATTGAAGAAATGTAATAAGGAGTATATTATGAAATTATCGAGTGAAACACTAACAGTGTTGAAAAACTTTGCTGGCATCAATTCTGGCATTGAATTTAAAACAGGCAATAAGATTGCAACCATTTCATCAACTAAAACGGTTCTTGCAAAAGCAACCTTGCCTGATGAATTTCCACAAGACTTCTGTATCTATGATCTGAATCAGTTCCTATCGGTGTTCTCTCTGAACAAAGATACTGAATTGGATTTCGATACGCAACATGTCATCTTTAAATCTGGTCGCAGCAAAACCAAATATCGTACTACTGTAAAGACGATGATCGTTTCTCCTCCAGATAAAGAACTGAAACTACCAACAGTCGATGGTGAGTTTGTACTGAAAGATGAAGACTTGGCTCAGGCATTGAAGAATGCTGCCGTTCTTGGATCGTCACACATTGCATTCCAATCTGATGGTTCTAAAGTTGTTGTTTCGACATTCGATGCCAAGGATGATTCTGCACACACAAACACAATCGAAATCGGTGAGATCACCAACGGAAAAGTTTTCAAGGCAGTCTTTCTGACAGAAAACTTCAAGATGATTCCTGGCACCTACACTGTTGAAGTCTCGTCACAAGGGCTTGCTTCGTTCAAGAATGAAAAAGGTGATCTGCAATACTGGATTGCTATTGAAGCCAAAGAATCTAAATTCGGAGAATAACATGTTGATTTATTTTACTGATGCAATGTCTAAAAAATCCATTGCAATTAATCCTGAACACGTTATTGCTGTGTTGGAATCTCCGAACAACGAAGAAGTTCCAGGAAATACTGTTGTCAACTTGATTACTGGCACTGTTGCTCTGGAAGAAAAACTGTTGAATGTTGTTGGAATGATTAATGGAGAGCTCCACAAATGACTAAAGTGAATACACTATTTGGTTCTTATGATGAAGAACAACTCAAAAAGTTGAAGGGTTATGTTGATGAGATGGTTCTTCATATGAATCGAAATCAAGCTAACTCCGAAGCAATCAAAGATATTGTTGATGCTGCAAATGAAGAACTAAAAGTTCCTAAAAAGATTGTTAAACGCATGGCAAAAACCCAGTTCAAACAATCTTTCCACACAGAGGTTGCCGAATCTAAAGAGTTTGAAGCCCTTTTTGAATCGATGCTGGATGTAAAATGAATCCGGCAAGCAGAAGAAATTTTGCAAAGGGCCTGGGATTAACAGGCCTTTTTTTGGCTGGTGTTGCTGGTTACAAAGAAGTCAAAGAACGCATTGTTTATAAACAAGATGAACTTCCTACGGCTGATTTGGAAAAACAACTTGAAGGTAAACCTGTGTTGAAACTTCAAGCAACATATGGTGAAGAATTACCACCACAACAGAGTAGTTATGGAAACTATTTTTTTGTTGGTACGGGACCAAATTATAAACCTGGAACAGAGAAACGTGTTTCGGTGAATATTGTGCCTGGTCCTGATGGTAAACTTTACGTCAAAGAGAATGACACCTGGCGTAAAATCTGATACAATGTTATTTTATATTATGGA